ACTCCTTTGTTAACCGGAAAATACCGGCGTCTTAACAGTTCGGTCCAATTCGCCAAAGCCTTCGCCTTCGACCTTGCCCAGACTCCTGCCTGAACTGTCACGCGCACCCTGAATGTTCTCAACTTGTAGCCGAATCTTGTCCGACTCGTCGTTGGGCATCTCATGATGCATCTGCAACATGATGTCCTGATACAACTCCATCGGGAGCTTGTACAGACGCATCTCGTTGCAAGCAATGAAACCTATGTCTTCGCCAGCCTTTACACGCCAATTCTCAAACCCCGGTAACTCATCCGCTTGCACGGGAACGTACCCAAGTCTGATGCGCTTATCAATACTGTCGTAGCTGTTGGTCGTCGATAGCCAGCAAAGGTGCCATCCCGGAAGATCCGGAACCTTTGGCAGCGCACTTTGTGTCCACTCCTCGCTCCACATCCTTCGACGTTCCTGCGCAGTCATGAACTTTTCCTCGACAGGTCCGCGTTCTGCGTCCTCGCTTGCGCGAGTTTCACGTCCACCGGCACTGAGAGATTTCTTTAGTCGTGAGTCCATTTCAAGCATTCCTATTAAGTTTGGCTTCTGCTGCGTAGCGTTTGATCATCCGGGCACGTTTCTCTGGATCATCCCAAAGTCCCGCATCCTTCATCGCACGCACCTGCTCCGGTTCAAGTACAAAGGTGTTGCCCCCAGAGGCCCTACCCGTTTCCCGTCCCGTTCCAGTCACCACGCTTCTAGGTCTGCTCCTATTAGATTCACTACGTTGATTGTACTTCTCAGGCAACCGCTTTTGCAAGCGACTATCCAATTCTTCCCAAAAATCTGGATCAGAAGGATTCCATCCCTCTTTAATCATCTTCTGGTCAATGACTCGGACAATTTGTGAATCCTCGTCATCACCGTTCTGATCAAACCAAGGATTCTTGTCAATCCAACGATGCGCTAAACGCACAGCATCCGGATTCACCGTCCCCTGACTCTGCTGCTCGCCGGCCTCAGCAACGCGAGACTTAAAGCCATGCATCGCCTCAATCTTGCGCTTGGACTCGTACCACATCTGCTGCGCTTGCGTAAACGCAGTCCCGTTAGCGTTGTCCGTAGCCTCGCGCATCTTGGCCGTGGCATAGTTCAGACGAAGCTCCTCGTCCTCAATAGCCTTGTCCAATCTCGCCAAGTCCGCTGAATAGGACTTGCGCTCCAAGCCAGCAAGACGCTCCATCAAATCCTGATTCTGCTTCTGCAGCAGCGTTAGGCGCGTGTCCTTCTCTTCGTTAGACTTGCGGATGTGGTCCTTCTTGGCCCTGCGACGGTTCCTACGGGCTTCGCGCTGCGCGTCCGTATCATCGGGGTGGTCTGCGTCATCGTCGCCTTGTGCGGCCTCCTGTTGGGGGTTTTCGACCCCTTCAGGCAACTCCGCGGTTGCCGAGCCGTCAGCAGACTCAACGATTTCAATCTCTTCTTTGAGATCTTCGGTGCTCATAGGTAAGCCCTCATGTTCAAGGGGTTACCCGTAACCTTGGCAATCATCTCGTGATCGTTAAAGACCGCGAACAGCGCAGGATCCTCGTCGGGCTGTTCCGGCACCTCAACTTCCCAGCGATCGCCGCCCCACTTAGGAACGCGAATAAAATCACCGGGCTCACACCATGAGCCTTCTGGCCATGACTGCATCGTGTCGCGGTGCTTGAACGCTAAGGGTCCAACATGGATGACCAAGGCCACCATGTTCTGCCACTTTTCGGTCTCTTTGGTTTCTTCGACCAGAATGATGCCGGAGCCAGAAGTCTTCTTCTTTGTCCGACGCAGTTGAACAAGAATCCGGCCGCCAAGTGGTTTGGCACCGGGGTCAACGCTTGGGAACGCCCACTCTAACTCAGCGCTTTCTTTCAGCGCCTCTTGGTTACTCATTGTCTTCTTCCATTAAAGAGTTGAGGATGTCTAGGGCCTCTTGCAGCCCTGCGTGATGACCCGTCATGCGGACATAAGTGTCCCAATTCACCGCATTTCCTGCGGCTAAGGACGCAGCTATTTCTAGCTGTCTGCTTTTGATTCCGCCAATCAGGTCGCCCAGTGTCTTCACTTTTTCTTCGCTGGCAATGCACTTCCTGTTTGTTTGGTTGGAGCACCATTAATCGGCGCACCCTGAGCCATGCGTTTATGCTGAGGAACCATTGGCCCCTTCTGCTCTGCGTCACTCGTACCCATACTGACCCCCTTGTTGAACTAAACCACCCTTCGCAAACTCTAAGGCCGTCTTCTGCTGATCGTGACTTAGACGCGCCGCGTCCCTAGTCAATCGAGCAGTCTCAATACGTTCCTTGGTTTCATTATCACCCGTCGCAATCGCAAGCCGCAATTGTAGATCTTCCGTCGCAATCTGGTGATCCATCTGCATCCGCGCCATTTTCTCTTGCGCGTCCATCTGAGCCTTCTGCTGCTGGATCTGTATCTCAGCCTGATCACGCTGCGCCCGACGCTGGGTCTCGGCCATTGAGGTCTGCATCAGAACCTGAGTAGAGGCATCCATCGGTGGCTTAGGTGCAAACTGCTGCATTGTCTGCATCATCTGCTGGATGACCGGCAGGATACCCGCAAGGGTTTCCGTAGTATCGATTGTAATGTGCTTGCTTGCCGCGGCAAATAGCTTGTCAATCTTCTTCGGATCCTTCTCAATCTCGTAGTGCTGGACCTTCTCACCTAGCGCCTGCGTGGCGTAACCATTCATCCGGCCTAAATACCACAGAACTATGTGTTGCTTGAGGTGATCCATCACCTTCGGAAGGTAGCCACCGGCAATCATCGGGTTACTACCCAGCGCCGGGTCCTTGGCGTAATCCAAGTGAACTTGAATGTGAGCTAAGTGGTCCTGTTCAGGGTACGCAAACGCAGCCTGACCGATAGACATTGACACGTTCTCGTTAACGGCGTCCGCCTTCTCCGGCGCTGGCTCGTCAACCAGTAACTCATTAATTCCGGGCACTTTTATCTGCTTCAGAAAACGAGAAACTACGGCTTTCCGGTTGAATAGGTCCGGATGCTTGTCCATCATGGCCATAACCGCTTGGGTTTGGGCCATCCGCTGAGTTTCCGAGAAGATGTGCGGGTCAGAAACCGGCACAACGTCCGTCAAACGAGCAAAATCCTCTCTGCTAATTTCTAATTCTTCAACAATCTCGCCCTTTCTCATGTCGTCGAGGTACCAACGATTGATTCGGCTGAGAATGCTCAGAACTTTGCCTTGCGACTGGTGTAGTCGGGCGTGAATAGACGAGAAAACCACCGCACCTTGCTCAATCAACGCCTGCGTCGTCCCAACCGGCATATTGGAGTTCACATCCGCAATCTTTTCTTCCGCGGTAGTGATTACACCCTTGGCTTGATTGGTCAGCCACTCAAGCAACCGGAACAGAACCTCGCTAGGCGGGTTGAATGGCATCGGCATCGCAAGTTTGCGAATGTCGTCCACCCCCGGAGCCGCCTCAATCTCGTTAACCTGCGTGATTTCAACTTGTTGCGACTGACCGGAGACCTTAGCCCCCTTCAGTTTCAACATGGTTGCCGCATTATTGATGTGCGCGGTGTCTAGAAGAGCCCGTAGAGAACCGGTAAGAGCAGCAGACAAGCCACCAATAAGGTGAGGAAGGCCGACAGCGTAAGCGCCACGCCAAGGTATAAACTTAAACTCCGCAATCCAGTCGAGCTTGGCCATTGTTTCATCGCCTTCCTCCCAGTTGCGGTACAACCCAATCACCTCAGTGTTCTGATCGTCAATCATCAGGATGTACGGGGCCATCTCACCCTTCGTGTACTTGTCGTCGTCAAGCTCCAAGTAGGTGTAGACGTGATAAACCCGACGAATCCCATCCTCGTTGTCGCCCGATTTTTTCCCTTCAATCTTGTCGGTGGCCTTCTGCGGTCCCGTCTGCTCCGGCTCAATGCTGGTTTTGACAAAATCTACGTCGCGGTACAGACCAGAACGCACGCGATTCTTGAACTCGTGGTCCGATATGTCGTGGACTTCCGTAACCCGTTGAGCGGTATAAAAATTTCCGGCCGCAAACGGGATCAGGACGTTGTCAATCGGCAGGAACTCAGCACAAGGGCGCTTCTTCTTTTCGTCGTACCAGAGCTTGATGTACTGGCTGCCACCTAACGGCAACTGAGTGAGCATTTGCTCCTGCTCATCCCTGAATTCTTGGATCTGGTCAGTCAACTGCCAGTTCATGAACTCAACTTTGCGCTCGGCCTGCTTGACCTTCGCATCGTCAACGTCACCCAAAATTTTGGTTTTGGTCGGGCCGTCAGGCGGGAACATCTCCTTGATGGCACGCGCAGCAAAATCCACGCAGGCTTCAGCCATTGCCGGGTGAACTACCTTGCTTGCACCGTTAAAGTTAGCTCCGCCGGGTGCGTCGTTGCCTAAACCAGTCCTGCGGATACCCTCTTCGTACTGCTTGTCGCGCTCTTTCCGGGCTTCCTTGTCCTTCTCCGCAAAGTCGATGTACCGCAGCGCGATACCGTCAAGCTCGAAGAAGTCAAAGTCCGCACTGTCCGCAAGGTTCTGATAGAAGTCCTCGTTATCTAGCGGACCCTCAATCTCCATGTGAACGATCGCAGACCCGTCAGGCAGTTCCTCAATGTTGGAACCATCAAGGTTCAGTTCAGGTTGGGGCTCCTCAGCGCCTGCGTCATCGGGTTGACCGTCAACAAAACGGCTGTACTCTGGATCAATCGGGAATTCAGTAGCCATTTTTTACCTTAGTAGTCGCTCAGTCGAGCGGCGTTCTTGGGCTCACCTATGAAAGGGATCCCCTCGGTTTGGGTCTTGCTTGACTTGCTAGTCATCTCTTTGATCAGTCGCTCAAGCTCTTCTTGAGTTGCCGCCCGTTTGGCAAGATCAATCCCTAAAGCGTTGTTGTGCAAATCCTGCTCATAATCCGCAGGCATCTTACCAATCCCAAGCGCATATCCCAAAGTCTTGACCGGTGCGTTGAAATGCTCGTGAGCTAAACCAGCCATCTTGGCCACCGTTGGCCCAAACTTCTGCGCCATCATACCAGCAGCAAGCATATGCCTAGCCGCATCCCGTTCAGTCCACTCGCTCTTTTTTTTGGGATACATCTCCTTTGACTTGGCTTCAGCGTAAGACGATGGATTAATAAAGAAGTCCGCAGACCCACCGTCAGCCATCATCACTGCGCCGCCTTCTTTCTTACCGGTCAGACGTTTCATTTGATCAAGATACTCGTTGATCTCATCGACGTACTGATTATCAATAAGTTGCCGAGGACCAGACATCTTGAATAACCCAAAATGTTGTGTGCCTTTGGGTTTGTTGACTAATTCTTCTGTGGTTTTTTGGTAAGTATCGGGGAATGCAAGCTCTATTGGTAACGGATGACGAGTCCGTCCAATCAAGGTTCCCGGAATGTCATGTGAATAACTTGGATGCGGACCAAGTAGAAGATCCGCTCCGGGCCTCATTTCGCCTACCGCAAACCCACTTACGCCAGTCTCAAGATTTCTCAATTCAGGATTTGTAATTGCCGTTGCAACATACCGCCCTTCTGGCATTTCAAAAGGCTTCATGTTCTTTGGCATTTTCAAGCTTTCAGCAATCCATTTCCTTAGGTCAGAATCCATTGAAGATTCAAGCATCACTTGGTTTGGATCGTCAAAACCGCTGAAAGACTCAAAAGTTTTTTGTCCTTTTTTGCCTTCGGGGTATCCCCTACGAATCATTTCCGTCAAAGCGTCTTTCTTTTCTCTTGATAGATTGTGCGGCTGCATAACAGACAACAACGCATCAAGATTGTGTTGTGCAAAGTTTTCTGATCCCGGACCCATCTTAATGTATTGACCAAGAACCGGACGATCAAGCCCAAGATCATTAACTAAATTTTGCACGCCTCTTGCGGCCATCAGATTAGATGCCCAGAACGCTTTGTCATTATCCAACCCATACTCAGGGCCGCCGTACAATTGAACAGGTTCGTCAAGAACAACATCACCAACTTGACGCAACTGGCGCGTTCCTCTTGTTGGACCTAACTCTTCAACAGACAACACCCCGCCTAGCGTAGGATCTCCGGGAACCCCAACAATTACATTACCTTCATATCCGCTTGGGTTGAACTCCGAAGGGGAACCAATCGGTGTGTTGTTCTCAACTACCATCGGCATAGACTGCTCTGCTTTGAATTGCTTCAAGCTTTTGTCTTCTACACTTCTGGTTTCTTTAGGGTCTTTTGATTTTCTTACAAACTCACCTTGAGTTTGAGGAGCAATCCTCTCTGCTAAAGATCGAATCTTCTCGGACCCCAACGGTTTACCGCGAGGATGCAACGTACTTTGTTCTCTCTTGACGGCGTACATCGGCCCTGCGCCAGTAAGTTCACCTAGCCGCTCTACCGCAGCCTGTGCCGGGCGGCTGGTCGCAAGATCAAGTGCCCCACGAGCGGCAGCCTTAGCTACGGGTTTGACCGCGCCAATTGCCGTAGGAGCGAGCGGATTATTCTCCCCGAAGAACTGACCTACATCAGACATCTGCGAACTCCTACCGGCCCCGGCAGGCATCACAGGAAGCAGCATAGCGTTCATCTCTTCTATCGTCGGGAAGGTCGTTGCCTTTCCCTCCCGTTTTGGGAGCAACTGGCGTACAGCGTTAGCAATCGCCCCCTTCCCATACTGGCGATACAACTCTTCCATGTCGCCAGCAAAGCCCGTAGCAGCAGTAGTTGTCCCCCTTAACGCCCCGGCAAGCAAATCCGCCAACGCCAGAGCAGGATCCTTGAAGCTCTTCAGGTCCTCTTCGAGCGTAGTCTTCTTTGGTGGCCGTCCGCCGCCCATCATGTGAACTTCGCCGCCTGCGGCCTTGGTTATGTCCGGTTCGTTGATGTCGTAAGTTCCGCGATTGCCTACGGCTGATTTAATTTTGTTTGGATCAAGAATGTTGAGTTCGCCGGAATCTTTGGCGTAAACAGAATCATATCCCGAATCAATAAGCCTTTGAATTACCTCGTCATCGCTTAATTTGCCTTCTGGGTCAAAATGCTTAAATAGTTGTTCATGAGAATCATTTACGTTGCCAATCACAAATGGATTTTTTGCCTGAACATAAACAGGCAAGACATTTGGTTGGCTGTGTAAATTTGACCTATGCTTGACTTTTAAATAACCAGAAGCAACGTCAGGAATTGTTGACAAATAAGTTCCCGGTCCCAACGCGCCAATTTTTGACGGCTTAAACTCTGTAATGTCAGCGCCAGTTCCGTGATACAACTTTTCTTTAATTTTGCTTTGTTCAAGGAACTTTGCTAAATTGGCGTCACGCTCTGCCGTTGGAAGAATGTCCTGTGCGCCCTTGATGGCCCGAGGGGGAGTAACTACCTCGGTTACCTTGACCGCGGCCTTGGCCGGCTTGTTGAGTTCCTTCAGGAAGGTCTCAACTAACTCAATCCCTTTCCCAACGGTATTGCCTGCGCCCATAACGGCTCCTTGCGTAGATCCGCCATCATATCGCGCATCTGCTCTCAAGTCACGCTAAGAACCGATCTTTGAAATACGCCTTGAAGTCACCACTCCAACACTTCGTGCCGATGTGCTTGCACGTCTCCCCAACGTCCGCATAAATCGTGTACCCAGCATCCCTGATCTTGTGGCAAAACACTAGATCCTCAGACTGGATCCACCCATCCAACGTCTTGATCTCAAAGATCATCCGCCGCACCTTCTCGCCGTCGTTGTACTCCAGACTCGCCGCGGCCACAGCCTCCATCACCGGCCTCGTTACCCGCAAGAACCCAGTCCCAATCGCCCTCACATCTAACAACTTCAACTTCGGGTCCCAACGGTGCTCGTCCATATTCTCCGGCCGAATGTTGTACCGCTCCTCGTCCGTCTTCATCCTCACCGGCACGCCCACCACGTCAACAGGATGACTGATCACCCGAAAGAACGTCTCCGCCGTGAATTCCTGATCCGCGTCAATGAACACCACCTCGTCCATCCCGTCATCCAACGCATTGCAGATCAACTTGTTGCGCACCACCTGAATCAACGAGTCATACATCCAATACCGCAGGAAAATCTCAATCCCCTCCATCCTCCCAGCAAACCTGAAAATCTCCGCCATCGCCATCGAAAATCCACAAGCAACCTTCCCATCGTAGGAAGGAACCAAGATCGCAATTTTTCTCATCTACTTCTCCAATTTCGCACTGCCGGTGGTGAATTCTGAGCATAGCAAGCCCATACCGTGAAGCACAGACCCGCTTTCCTGCCGTATGGAGCCATCCATCGCACAGCATCCCAGACTTCTTTCAACCACCCGGCTCTTGGATTCGCCCACCGCCCCCGCTCTGGCTCGCTCGTGTAACGGGGTTATTCAATGCCACCACCGACGTACCGCATGGCAAGGTCAAGGTGTGGAACGCAAAAAAGCCGTTAAGTCTGACCCCGGTGGAATCACCCAAAACTTGTGATCTTGGGGCACCCCATACGGGGTCGGGATCAGGCTTAACGGCTCTCTTTGCAGGATTCCACTCCTTGCAAGCGAAAAGATAGTCCATTTAGGTGCATCTTGTCAACACCCTTCTTGTCTTCATTGTGCGCTAGACAACAATACTAGCCTCTGGTATCAAGCGGTCTGCACAACTTATGGGCACGCTATGAAGATCACCGATGATGAGTTTCTTGAACTCTGGCACCGGCTTCGCAGCCCCCAGAAGGTTGCAGACGAAACCGGACTCACCGTGCGCACCGTACACCTCAGACGGCGCAACCTCGAAATCAAGTGCGGCATCTCGCTCCCGTCTGAGAACCCCAACCCATCCTGCGCACAGCACCAGCCTAAACTGCACCTCGTTAAGTACCGCCATTACGGCGGAATAACAGACGGCACAGTCATTGTCTTCTCCGACGCGCATTTCTGGCCCGGCATCCGTACAACAGCCTTCAAGGGCCTCCTATGGGCGATAAAGGAACTTAAACCGCATATGGTCGTCGCTAACGGCGACATATTTGACGGGGCCTCGATCAGCAGGCACCCGAGGTCGGGCTGGAGCCAGAGGCCCACCGTTAAGCAAGAGCTAGACGCCTGCAAAGAAGCCATGACTGAGATCGAGGAAGCCTGCCACAAGGCTCGCCATCACACGCAATTGATCTGGCCACTCGGTAACCATGACGCTAGGTTTGAGTCGCGCCTAAGCTCGTTTGTGCCCGAATTTGAGGGGGTTGAAGGGCTAACCCTCAAAGAGCACTTTCCTAAGTGGCACCCATGCTGGACCTGCTGGCCAACCCCAGATATTGTGATCAAGCACCGCTACAAGAACGGTGTCCACGCCACCCACAACAACACCGTGAACTCAGGTAAATCAATCGTCACCGGGCACCTGCATTCTCTGAAATGCACCCCGTTTGATGACTACTCTGGAACTCGTTGGGGAGTCGATACCGGAACATTGGCGGACACTGACGGTCCACAGTTCAGCGATTACATGGAAGACAACCCGGCCAACTGGCGATCTGGGTTCGCGGTGCTAACAATCCGCAACGGCCAACTGCTGTGGCCAGAAATTGCCCGGAAGCACTCCGAGGGGATGCTGGACTTCCGGGGTAACCTAATCGACGTTAATTAGGCGTCAGTCTGCTCGTCGTACTCTTCGTCCTCTTCGTCCTCTTCGCCTTCCTCGGCGTCCTCAGCATCCTCATCAACTTCGGACTCGTCAACGCCAAAACGATCAGCCCAAAGCGCGAGAAACGTGTCCTCGTCTTCGTCCCCGTTCAGGAGGTAGTCGATGCGCTTGACCATGTCGCCTGCGCAACGCAGCAACGCCACCGTCAAGTTAAAGTTCTCGATCGTCTGCTCCGAATAGTCCGAGACATTGTGCTCGGCCTCAAACTCAATCCGCTCGGCCACCGTGGCCAGTGACTTGTCGTCACCGTCAAAAAATCCACCCACCATGATCACCTCCTTCGAATAGGGCACATCGCCCACAAGCATTTTACCGGCCTACCCCAACATCCTGATGACAGGTTTATTGCGCATACGGATTGACTACCCGGCGCGATCGCCCGGTGTCGGCGTAGTCATCCTCGTCCCAGTCATCGTCGGACGGTGGATCGATCTCCAGCCAGCCGCTATCCCGTAGGAATCGCAGGGCCTGCGTGCAAGCATCTACAAAGTCGTCATGGGTAGACTCAGGGAACGAACAGATCTGGCTGACGAACCCCTCGGCCCAGTCTCGGACATAGCCCTTCCTTGTGCTGCTCTCAGGGATCCACACCCGCCCTCTGGCGATGATGTTCGACACGATGTTCAGCCGCTGCATCTTATCGGCCCTACCGGGGTTGTACGCCCGGATCGGCAGGTGCGCCCGTTGAAGATCCTGAATCAGCGATATCCCCGCGGACTTGTCTTCAATCAGCAGCAGGTCAACCCGCTTCTTCTCCTTTCCCTCGCCGTAGACCGCGCCGTACTCCTCGACCACCTTCGGCCGGAGGTCCGGGTACTGCAGCCGCTCCTGCCAGCAGTCGATCACCATCACGGCCATCGGGCCATCGAGCGGCTTGAATACGCCGAACGTAATGCAGGCTGTCGGATCGTTCTGGACCTTCTCCGACGTGGCAACATCATAAGACTGGATGATGTACTCAAACTTCGGGAACGGCTTGCCGTCAGGCCAGAGCTTGAACATATCCCGCTTCACTATCCCGGACTCCTCGGGGTCGATGATCTCGGCGTAAATCTCCTGCCTGCCTAGCGTAGTACCTTCGTACTGAAGGATCTGCTTCCTGAAGTTCGCGGACAGGTTGTCGAGGTTGGTGTACGTCGATGCCGTAGTCACCGCTACGTCGTCACCGTCTCGGCCAATCAGGTCAATGATCAAGTCCTTCGGCCGCGGGGTAGTTGTACACACAATGTATGTACGCGCCCCCAATCGCACGCCGAACTGGATCTGGTCCCACGCCTCCTGCAAGTAATCCCAAGCAGCTAGCTCGTCGCACCACGCGCCGTGGAACTGCGGACCGCGGAAGCGCTCAGGCTCACTCGCGGGTATCCCCTTGATCAGCGATCCGTTAGTGAGCTTGATCTCATGAAGTGCTTTGTTGTAGTCCGCGATCAGCGCCTGCGGGATAACTGAGATCAGCCCCGAGTCCCCCTCAAAGCAAGTCGATCGCACGTCACTGCTCGTGGGGGCCGCTACAAGCCAGCGGGTGCCGGGCTGGGTCCATGCCCACCACGCTACCTGCTCCGCGGCTGTACGGGTCTTCCCAGCCCCCCTGCCGGCCAGCAGGAGCCAGATGGACCACCAGTCACCGGGAGGTAGGATCTGGTGCTTGTGCGCCTTATGAAGCCACCCCATGCGCCATGCCCAAGCAACCTGCTGCTCAGGCTTGAGCGTTAGGAATTTACGCTTGGTTTCCGGATCCTTGAGGATCTCGACCACATCCGGGGGCAATTTTCCCCCACTTTTGGGGACATTTCCCACTTTCACGGATACTGGCCGGCGAGCGATCGAGACAATTTCCCACTTTGACCCCCAAAACAGGGGTGAAAATGGGAGGTCACTCTTCGATCTGCCGCGTCATCTCGGCATTTTTGAGGATGCTATCGAACATCTCAGTCGCCTGAATGTTTACCTGCAGCGGATTGTCCTTATCCCCGGCCACCTGAACCCTGTTACCGTAACGGTTAGGACTCCAGCACGCTAATAACTTCATCCGCTGCTCCGTGCGCAGTTTTAACCACTGTACATACCCAGCATCTATGCGGGTTCCGCCCTTGGCGTCCTCAATATAACGGGGCTCCGCGTCAATCATTGCCAGCGTATCCTGCGCGATCGCCTCCACTCCATTTTCACGCGCGAGGGCGACCCGTTCAGAAAAGCCTTCGCGGCTCTCCATCCAGTTATACACAGTAACCCACTCCGGATATCCCTCAGTCCTGCAGATAGCCCTCAATGGCTCACCGCGAGAGAGACGAGCACATATGTCATCCTCTATCTCTTGAGTCCACTTGGTAGGCCGGCCGATCTTCTTTGGCGCTAACGCCTCGATCTGCTGCTGTTGGCGGTTCTCTGCTATTGCGGTCTCGATCTCTTGGATACCGATAGCGTTGATGTATGCCTTTGTTGCGGCCTCTTTGGCCTTCTGCGCGGCTTCTGGCGCTAACTCAGGGGTCAGTGCCTTCTTCGGCCTTTTTGCGGCTCCTGCGGCCTTTTGCGGCCTGTCCGCCCACTTAGTTATCTTCGCGTCCGACATATTCCAGTCTCATTGCGTTGGAGTGTTGATTTTACAGGACATTTCGTATTGATGCTACATTCATACGGGAACCTTCAAGGAACCATGAAGGATCCTTGTTGGTTCGCTCTTGGTTCGCACGCCTGTCCTTGTGCTTGCCGGCCCCTCGTGGAGGCCGTTGGATCAAGTCCCGGACTACCGGGTTACGCTTTGCCATCACGCTCCTCCTCAATGGTTGGATCCTCGATATACCGCAGCCAGTTCTGGATATCTGCGGTGCTCATCCAGTCCCCGCGGGTGCCGTCCGCCTGCGGCCCAAACTTAGAACCGCTAAGGTGAACCCGCAATTCCTGAATGCGGTCTTTCATCGCCAGCAGGCGCTCGGTAACCTCGCCGCGGTCCTGCTGTAGTTTGGTGATGTAGTTCATTCGCTTCTCCTTCGCTGTGGCCCCCGTAGGGGCCGGGTTGATTTAGATCCAGTTTTCAGCGATCTCGTCGAGAGCAAACTCAAGGGTCTCGGTGTACCAGAAACCAAGGCCATCACGAACGATCACGCTATCGTCCTCGAAAACAAAGAAGCACTTGCGGGTTGTTGTTCCAAGAAGCCGCGAACGGCCTTCGATGATCGCCAAGGCGATCGTTGGGTGGTAATCCATCACGTTGGACAGGCGGCTTGCAATTTTCATGATTCGCTCCGGTTCGCTAGTTGCTGCGTTAGTGCAGTGAAGTCAGTATACACAAAAAAGGGGCTCGCAACCCCTTTCTGTAAAAATATTTTAGTCCTCTTCTCTGTCCGGGAAAGTGAGGCTCAAGTGATTGAGCAAGCTGTACAGGATGTTCTTCTCATGCTCTGTCTCGGCGGCGATCGCTAGGCGCTCCACCTCACAGATGATCAGCGCCTCGCCAGCATCCATCCCTGCGTGATATTCGCTCTTCATAGGGCGTACTCCTCGCGGCTGCCGTTGATCCACTTCGGGGTGCGGCCGCGGCCTGCCCACGTCGCGCCTGATACCGGATCACGGTACTTTGCCGGGGCTGTCTTGCGGCTACCCTTACCCGCCGGTGCGAATCCCAACTGCTCCGCGGTAATCCCCTTCTCGCGGATGATCGCCTTGATGTCAGCGATGGTCTCGCGGTTCTCGGCCTTACGGGCCTCCTCCGCCTGCTTCATAAGTGCGTCTGCTTGTGCTTTCAGTTCTTCGTAGCTAGCCATGATGGCCTCCTCTGTAATGCCCCCGTAGGGGCGGTTAAAAATTACTCTTCGTCTTCGTGAATCGTTGGCCATATCGGGGTCTCGCCGTTTGAGAACCCTTGAACTCGCATCGTCTCGCCTTTTTTGTCAGTAAAGACAACTTCAAAAATGCTGAAGGCGTGTCCAGAGGATGACTTCTCTTTCGCAAAAACCCTACTTTTAATTTCCATCGCAACCACATCGTGCATATCAACATTTACCATGATTCGCTCCTTGTTGCCCCCCGAGGGGGGGCGTTGTGTTTACTTGCTGGTGACCTTGACGCTGAACACTGCCGAGACCTTAGTGAACTGCTTGTACACATCCTCACCGAAGGTCTTGACAAACTTGGCCTTGTCAAACGTCTCGCGGTTTGCTTCAACGTAAGTGGCCTTGAACAGAGCACCTTCGACTACCTTGTCGCCGCCTGCGCTTGCGGACTCTTTGATAGCGTCCTTGATTGCGTCAGCCTGCTTGGTAAGATCGGCGATCTGTGCGAGCAGTGCGCCGAGGGTGTCGATGTTGTTGATTTGCAGATCGTTGTTCATTTCGCTTTCCTTCTCTGTTGTGCCCCGCGAAGTGCAGTGCATGAACAGATAGTACCCCGTCTAAAATCTTTTGTGTAAGATTTCGGCAAAAATATTACTAACCTAGGGTTTCCCCTAGTAGATCGCGCACGTCCTGCAGTAGATCGGCCTCGTCGAACCCGTAATGACGGGCAAAACCCTTCGTTCCCAGCCCGTGTACGCCGCTGTTCCCGCGGTGGTGCTCTACGCATAGACCGAATGCGTCGAAGTGACTGGCACGCCTCCCAGCCCCTGTCCCGGCCCGTTTATGATGGATTTCAACCGGACCGGGATCGTGGGGACCGTGGAGTCTCCTGCACACCATACAACCGAGTGCTGCCACCCGGCTGAGGTGCTCACGCTCCAACGCTTTCAATTGGCTTTCCTAGCGTCCGCAGGTGATAGCAGTAGTCAGGCTCCCCCCGCAGGTACGGGCCTAATGTATCTACCGCGATGTATGCCCACATATCGCCTTTAGGCCCAGACACCATCCGCCGGTGTAATTGGCCCTCTGCACACATCTTGGTCATTAGATTCACGAGGGCCCTTCGGTTACCCGTTACCTTGATCTGCGGCAGAGTTAGCTCGCCTGCGTTACGCAAAGCCTCTATCACCTCATCTCTCATTGCCCGTCCCCTAACAAAAAGGCTAGGAAGTCATAGCCATACTCTTTGACCTGATCTAACAACGAACCCAAGAATTCGCCGCTGTAAACGTCGTCGTATCGATTAAACATCTTGTTCCTTCAGTTGTTGGTGCAGTCGCTTGTGAAAATCAGTTTCGGTGTCGTCGCCCGAAGCCATCCAGTCAATCCGTTGAACATAGATGTACGCCCGTCGAAGAAGCCTGATGGCCTCTTGTAGCTCGTCAACTGTTTCCGCGCTGTACTTTTCGTCCCAGTCGTCTTTTGCGTTGTCTAAAGCTATCTGCTCAATCGCATCTGCCATCTTTTGTAACTCAAACTGCTTCCATCCAAAATATCCTCCGCTCATGACCAGTCCTCATAGAATTTGTGTTGCCCGATGGGCAGATTAGCGCCGCACCTTTGGCACCTATCGTGCGTGTAACGGTAGTGGGCATCAATGCAACTGATGACGTTCTTGTGGCCAAATAACCAGCAGATGAGTTGTTTCATCGGATTGCCCTCTCAATTAGATTGCGAGCCAACGGCTTCTGGCCAAGTAGCCAGCCCTGAATCCTGCCCATGTCCCACGTTATTTGCCGGAACTGGTTCGGCTTCTGATAGGCCGTTGAGATCTGAGACTTGTCCCAATCTTTGACGATTTTGCCTTTGACGATCACTTGTTCTTCTCCTTGAGTTTCTGCTCGTACAGCGCTTGGTAGTAACGATCAATTTCGTCAAATTCAAGCGGATTTCCGTACACTTTGCGAGGGTCAATGGGTGGTGCAAGATACCAATCCCACCATTCCTTTGAGGGCTTCGCGTCTTTGTTCATGCTGTTTTGTCCTTGAACCCGCTCGGGGCTAGTCGTTTAAAACAAGACTCACACTTCCAACGGAACCCCTGCCCGTTTGACGTTGGAACCTTGTGGCTTGCCGGGTTGACCCTGCACTGTTGGCAGTTATGTGATGTTTCAGAAAAATTTTTTTCAATCATGCCGCCTCCGCAATTTTGTAATCGTGAAACACAATCCCGTTGGCAGAGTTGCCAACTTTGCAGTTCTTGACCCAAACCGTTT